GGTACAAAATATGTTACCGAAATTGTTGTACCTCGTTTCAATGGTTCAGTTAAGCTAATACCTCAAGGTACTGGCAAAAGTGCTGCCAAACCAAATAGCAAACCAGTAATGGATAGTAATGGGCAAGACGAACCATATGTACCATTTTAAACACTACCCTCCTCCTAAACCATGGGGGTTTTATTTTGATTTTACTCCGAATTGCCGATGGTTTTCGTAGGTAGTGTTAATGGGTGAAAAAGTAAGTGCTCCTTTCTTTACTTGAGTAGCCCAAATGAATTTAGCCATTAGGGATATTTTAGAACGGATAATGGTGGGTTCGTAAAAGATATAATGCGTAAGTGGTTCCCGAGATGGCTTTCACTGACTTTCCATTTAATTATATCATCCACCATACTAACTGGAGAAAGTTATGAATAAAGAATTAGAAGATTTAGTAATCCTAGAAGTAACTCATCAAGTTGGTATTAATAAGGAACTGCTAATGTCACATAGACGAGATATTCTATGTGTCGTTTGTAGACAATATCTTACATACTTCCTTAATTACTATTTAGGATACGATACAATAAAAATAGCAGATGCTATTGGTAAAGATCGTTCTACTATTCACTTTAATATTTATGCTTTTGAAAAAAGTATGAGGAAAAACACCAATTATCTTAATGAGTTTATTCGTATTGATAAAGGTGTGAGTAGAATAGTTCGTAATTATATGGATTACTTAGGATATGATAGACGACCTTTTCGAAGTACACACAACATCCTCGCTGGAACAGATTTTTCACGAGTGGATAGAATACTTGATCGTCATAGGTCAGATCAAGAGAGAGAACATCAATTACAAGATGTTAAATCAAGCAATAGTTGAATTGGAGAAAGAACAATATGTTAAAAGTGGACGAAAATTACATTAAAGAATCAATTATGGAAAACGAAGGATACCGTGATACCGTGTATCTATGTACCGAAGGTCATAGAACTATCGGTTGGGGGCATAAATGTACTGAAAATCATTGGGAAGATAAAGTTGCTTATCCTCAAGGATATTTACGAGATGTTTTTGATGTTGATTTTAATAAAGCTAAAAAACAAATGAAAGAATTTTTAGCACAAGAAGATTTAGCTATTAAAAAAGAAGCTGAATACATATTAGTGGAAATGATATTTCAGATGGGGAAAAATGGCGTATCCAAATTTCGCAATATGATTAAAGCACTACGAGGACAAAACTATGGATTAGCTTCCGTAGAGATGTTGGACTCACTTTGGTATAAACAGACTCCTAATCGGGCAAAAAAATTAAGTGACTTAATGGCTTCCCTTGAAGGTTAAGTTTTTAGTATTTTTTAAAATATTAATTACCCAACCAGATAGTTCAGCTATTGTTTCATCAGCCAGTTCAAGATACACTACTCTTTTGTCATTATCACATTCAACCTGAGTTATGTATTTGTCATCTACCAATCTTTTGATAACAATATCACCTTGTCTATCTGAACAAGTTAATAATTTTTTTAAATCCGATACATTTAACAAACCTGATTTAATAGATAGTAAAAATAAAACTGCTAAATGATGATTATTATCTAATCGTAATATTCTTCTAATCGCTTTTGTTTCTTTTTTGCCATAATATGCATTGTCAAGTACGTCCTTCATATATGTTTTAATAGAGTTATTCATATATCCACTAAATTTAACACATTAGTAGTGTGAAAATAGTGTAAATATTACAGATGATTCATAATAGCGTTTTAAGAATCACCAGAATCTTTATTTATTTCTAGGTCCAATCATACAGGGCATATCTAAAAAACGCTCTCAGGCTCAAATATGAGCTCTTTTTAGAATCATTTTAAGTAAAAATTATTATTTTTTACCGAAAAAGCGACTTGCACCCTTAATTCCGAAACTTGCCGATACAATTACACCTAAAGTGTATTTATACCAATCAGGTGTCTTTGAAAGTGCTTCAAACCCATCTTCGACATAGCCAACTGTCCAAGGCAGGAAGCAAAGAAGAAGGGGGATGCTGAACAAAATGGTTAAGTACTCATCTTTCCAGCTCCCCTTTGTATTTTTGATTGCTTCTATATCCCAATCGACTTCTCCTTTAATCTGTTTTTCCATTAAAGAAGTTTTAGCTTTTATTTCAGTAACCTTCTGTTCCGCTTTTGCTTTTTTAGTATCTACAAAACCTTTTACAGATGTACTTACAATATCAACTACTGGGCCAAGCAATAAATTTAGCATTAAAAAATTGCACCCCAGATTATAAGAGCTAGTATTCCAGCTAGTCCTACAAATAAAATCTTTCCTCTTTTAGAAAGACCATTCCAAAAGTATTTAATTTTTTCCATACTCTCTCTCCAATCTATCCATAGAAACAAAATTCTTTTCTTGGATATGTTTATCCCAGATGGACAATTCGACAATTCCGTATGACCATCCAGTCATATTGAGCTTTGCATACCTTTCAACATGGTTCATTGGCAACGCACAACCAACATTAACGATCCGAACAAACTGTTTATCGCCAATTTTGGGAGCTTTCCAATCCCTATCTTTATGTGTATGCCCAAACACTAAATCATGTAAACAATCATTCGCTATAGATATTTCAGCATTACGTCCTCCATATTCTTTACCCATTATATTTTTGGGTACATGCGTAAACCCTACTCCCGATACAAAAAATATACTTCCGTATTCAGACACACTCCAGTTACTGCTGTGGAAGGATTGATAGAGTTGCTCTTTCATCATGCCTTCAATCTCAGGAATCTTTTCTTCGAACTTATGTACTCGTTGTTCATGGTTACCTAGTGTAATATGTTTAGGTACTTGAACATTACCCATACCTTTATTAATTAATGCTAACGCAGTACGCATTGATAATATATCAATCATAAACGCATCTTTTAATTTACCTTGTTGCGTATCATTTGCTTGAAAGTAAGATAGCGAGTCAAAACTACTAAAGTCACCTATGTGTACTACATAGTCTGGTTTAATTTTTTTAATGTGTTTACCTATCCATAGAAAACGATCTTGAGGAATATGTGGACTGTCATGTGTGTCACCTATGACAAGTACCTTGTGTCCTTTAAATGAATTTATTTTAGAATTGTGATTACTTTTATTGTTGTCCATACTAGAGTTACAAAACCACCAAGCCAAAGAACCGTTTTAATTGCTCCCTTTCCAGTAGCTAAGTCTTGTTTTAATTCGACTATTTCTTCTCTATTTTCTTTTATCTCTACTTTAATCTCGTTAAGAGTATTTTGTAGATTTTTAACTTGTGCTTCCCATTCAGACATTTGACTTTAAAAATTTGGCTATAGGAAATGAATCAAATTCAATGCAGTGTGCATCTACTTTTACTCCATCACGATAGTCTTTTGGTTTACTAGAATAAAAATTTAAAAATTCTACTTGTGCTTGTATGCAATAATCTTCGGTAGAATATATTGACGCTTCATATTTAACACTTGGCATCTGAGGTGTATGCAGAAATAACACTAGAAGCCACACCTTCATTAATATTTATCCTCTAATATTTTTTTAATCTTTAAATTGCCTTCGCTATCTGGTTCAAGTTCAGCTAGTACTTGACCACACTCATATCGAATAACATTTTCTCTTGATTCACTAAGATTACGCTCAGCTTCACGTTTAACTTTTAAGCAGTTTGATAATCCATCTGTTAACATGTGTCCATCTAATGAACCATTAACAAACATACATAATGCAAATACTGTTTCAACCACCATTTTGTCTAACCTTATCTTTTAATGTTTCTACATCTTCTTGTAATTTACTTACCTGATCTTTTAAGAAATCGATATTCACACGATTGTTCATCATGCTTTCCATTTCTTTTTGTATAGTTTCTAGTTGTTTAGATAAAAATTCCAGCAACATGTACTGTTCCTGATCGATAGGTTTTTGATCTGCGGCTTTAAGTAAATCAGCTTCAAATAAAGTTGCTCTAGTTTCTATATTATTGAGTCGTTCAATTACGCCAAAGTAGGCCCAGACACCTACTGCTGTTGCCCCTAATATACTTATTAGGTTTCTCATAGGCATACTGATTGCAGTATTGTCTGATAGTTTCATCTACTGACAATCGCACTCGTCTTTTCCGCAATCACATTTAGGATTATTTACCATCTTCAATATCCTGTAATCTTTTTTGTTCAGCAGTAATTTGTTCTTCAGTTATGTTTGTTGGGTTATCATCATGCCACTCAATATCTTTTTCATTTCTAACAGTAACTACTGCATCATTTTTTAAACTTAAAATTGCTTCAAGTTTTGTTACAATCATTTTGTTTTGTGTGCTATCAAATATCATACTGCAATCTCCATAAAGGTATAAGCAAAAGAAGTATCAGTATTTGTATCTCCGTAATAAACATGGTTTTCACTTGAGTTCTCTGCTTTAATTTGAACAGTAGCAGTTACAGCAACAGTTCCACTACCAGAAGCTGTAGTTAAAAGACAAGCATGGTTTGTGCCATACATCCTAATAGAACTAATGCTGTGATTTTGATTGTGCATAGTAGTTCCATTAGTCGTAGCTGTGTTACTGCCATCAGATACACTTACTCGTAAAGTTCCATTGTAATTGTTAGTGCCAGAATTTTTCCATTGAATACCATTAGCAAAGAAAAGAACCTTGTTACCTTTAGTAACAGTAATTGTTGTTCCTAAAGTTTCAGCAGTAGTAAAAGATGTGTTAGTCGTATTAGCTGTGGAGTTACCTCCGTTAGTTGCATTGACAACTTGAAGTACCTTACCACCACTAATCCCAGTTAAACTAGCTCCACTAATAGCTGGTAAATTACCAGTTAATATTGTTGCAT